CCCTATTGGATTACAAGCGGTTTACAATGGATATTCGGTTGCGTGTCGAAATCCAACGGGAATTGTTCGGGCATTGCGTTTTTGGTCGTGGGAATATCCCACAGGCAAACGAACGGTTTTTCCGGTGGGTTTGGGAGCATAAGCCGCACAGATGCGAGGAATGTTTAAAGCCGTTACGGAATTATTCCGCCGTTTATTGTTCGCATATATTGACCCGTGGAGCGTTTCCCGAAATGGCGCATGATGCAAGAAATATAAATATACTATGTTTTGAACATCATTCATGTTGGGAGAATGGGGATAAAACGAAAATGCGTATATATTCCGGCAATATGAGAATGATTGAATTAATGAAAAATGAGTATGCAAATTTGGAAAGATATTGAGGGTTACAAAGGACATTATCAAATTTCTAATTATGGCAATGTTCGTTCCTTAAAAAAGGATGCGTTTCTAATGAAAGGCGGATATTTGAAAGGATATAAAATAATTAGTTTATGGAAAAATGGAACCGGGAAAATGTTCCGTGTTCATAGATTAGTTGCGGCGGCTTTCATTCCGAACCCGGAAAACAAACCATGTATCGACCATATCGACGGCGACCGAGCCAATAACCATGCAGATAATTTGCGTTGGGTTACGGTTAAAGAAAATCAGAATAACCCAATAACAAAATCTAAATGGATTGGAAAAAAAGCGAAACCGCACCACGAAAAAGCGGTTGAGCAAATAAAAAACGGTATTGTTGTAAATGTATTTGTTAGCATACAAGAAGCCGCCCGAAAAGGCAATTTTTCGGCAACGGCAATTTGTAAGGTATGTAAAGGGAAAGGAAATTTGCATAAGGGTTATAAATGGAGATATAAAAAATGAGAATCAAAAAGAGGCAACCCGATTACGGGGCAATTTCCCGCCGTTCAATCAAAAATGATTTCAGACGGGTACAAACATATTCGGAAAGTGAGAAACGCCCGCAAATCGAAAATCCGCCCGAAATAAATGCAGAAAGACGGGTTTTGTTTGTTGGGGAAAATTCCGGGTATTACAAATTGCGTTCTTTTATAGTTGGAAAATTGGTTCGGTTAGTTCAAAAATCAAGCGTCGGCGGTTGGGTTTGTGAGTTCGTACACGACGACGACCGAAAAGCGATAAACCATGCCGCCGGATGGTCGGATAATAAGAAACAATATTTGTTGGATTGCGTAAAATTCAAGTGAAATGAAAATAAAATCAAAAACCGGATATAAAATTGCGTTATACACGTTCGTGACGTTAACGGTTGCGTCTTATATGTGGGCGTTGTATAGTATCATTGTTTGGATAATTAAAGCGTTTTTTGTATGAGTGTAAACAAGGTTATTTTGATGGGACATACCGGGAAAGCCCCGGATTTTAGGGAGTTCGACAACGGGGGTTGCGTGGCGACCTTTTCGTTGGCAACCACGAAACGAGGTTATACCACAAAGGACGGGCGGCAAATCCCGGAGTGTACCGAATGGCATAACGTCGTATTGCAAAACGGGTTGGCAAAGGTCGCCAATCAGTACGTCAAAAAGGGCAACAAACTGTATATTGAGGGCGAATTGAGAACCCGGAGTTATGACGATGCGCAAGGCGTCAAACGGTATGTTACCGAGATAGTCGCAACCGATATGGAAATGTTGACCCCGAAAGCGACCGGAGCCGGGGCGCAAGTACCGCCGCCGCCCGTGCCGGATGCACCCGCCCCCGACGGAAACGACGATTTACCATTTTAGCCGTTGACGATATGGGAGCGATAAACGGACGGGTTATTTACAGCCCAAAAGGTAAAGCCGGGGAATACGCCGAGAACGCCGCCAATTTCTTTGTCGGTTGTTCCAACGGTTGTACTTACTGTTATTTGCGCAAAGGTCGTGGCGCAAAGGTATTGGGAGGCAGTCGCCCGGAGTTGAAAAAGACGTTGCGGGAATATCCATACGCTTTGGATATTTTCAAAAACGAATTGTTGGCGCATAAGGAGGAATTGCAGAAAACGGGGTTATTCTTTTCGTTCACGACCGACCCGTTGTTGCCGGAAACGGAACGGTTGACCCGTCAAGCGGTCGGCGTATGCCAACGCCACGGCGTCCCGGTTAAGATATTGAGCAAATGCGCCGAGGGGTTGAACCGCTTCATTGATTTTGCCGAGGCGTCCGAGGGTTGGGACGTGTCCCGTATCGCTTTGGGCGCAACGTTGACAGGTTGCGACGAATTGGAGCCGAACGCCGACCCAAATATGATGCGGGTTAATGTGTTGGCACGGGCAAAACGCCACGGGTTCCGCACCTTTGCAAGCGTGGAGCCAATCCCGCCGGGAATGTACGACCGGGCAATTGGGATAATCAAATTGTCGTATCCGTTCGTTGACCTGTATAAAATCGGGTTGCAGAGCGGCGGCAAATATCCGAAACGGGAAATACGATTGATTTACGACACAATTACGGAACATTGGGAGGGACGCCCGGAACAACCCCGTATCTATTGGAAAAATAGTATTGTTAATCCGTTGGGGATTGACCGGGGAGAATTGCCGGGGTATTGTGTCCCTGTTAATTGGGATTTGTTTAACAATGAAAAGTGAAATACGGGTTGAGGTTCCCGCCGATTGCCGATTGGTCGGAGTAAGGACGGCGATGTTGTCGTTATCATTTACGAGCCAATCCAAAACGTCCGGCAAATTGGATTTATCCATTACCCGGAACCCGACGACGAAACCGAGGAACCCGAAAATAAAAAGTAAATATGCAGTACAGCAATAAGTATTACAACCCGGAAAAGCACGACCGTTGGCGTGCGTTGACCGTAAAACAGCCATACGCAAATGATTTGGTAACGGAGGCGTACAAGGACGAAAACGGTATTGTTTACGGGAAAAAGACAATTGAAGTTCGGAGCAAAAACACGTCATACCGTGGCGACGTGCTGATATGTTCCGCAGCGTCCCCGGTTTATCCGGGAATGGAAAGCGGCGTTACTTTGGGATTGGTTGAGTTGTACGACGTAAAGCCGATAAAAGAGTTTACGCCGGAGGATTGGGAAAACACCCGGATTCCAAAGGAAAAGAGGGCGAAAATAACAAAGGGGTACGGGTGGTTGATGCGCAACCCCCGCCGGGTTATTGAATTTCCGGTTAAGGGGCAATTGGGTATCTATAATCTCGTATATACAAAAGGTTGTATTGTCGAATATCCTAAAGTTATGGTATTGGATAAAGAGGCATACAATAAAATAAAAGAAACGTATTAGTTTGTTGTATTATGGTTTAATATTATCTTTGCAAAAAAAAAGATGGAAAATTGGAAGTTTATAAACGCTAATTATGAAGTTTCAGACAAAGGTAATATAAAGTCTGTAAATTATCGGGGAACGGGTAAAAGTGCGATACGAAAGCAATCTATTAGTAAAAACGGATATATGCGGGTAATACTATCAGATAATGGTAAAAACAAAACATATTTCGTTCATAGATTAGTTGCGGCGGCTTTTATTCCGAACCCGGACAATTTGCCGGAAATAGACCATATCGACGGCAACCGAGCCAATAACGATGCGACTAATTTACGTTGGTGTACGAGAAAGCAAAATTTGAATTATCAAAAAGCAATTAATAATAAACGTGAAACCATGAAGAAAGTAAATACATGGTTTAAGAAAACCGGAAAAGATAATCACAATGCAAAACCCGTTTATCAATATGATTTAGAGGGTAATTTTATAAAGAAATGGGATTGCATACATGATGCGCAAAGATGCGGTTTTAATCATGGGAATATTATTAGTTGCTGTAAGGGACGTTTAAAACATTATAAAAAATATATTTGGAGATATGAGTAAAAAACAGGTTGGAATTATCCGCAACAATGGCGACGTACATACGGCGCAAATTGGGTTTTATATCGGACGGGTTGGCGTATCTGTTTACGCCCGTGAGTATTGGCAATACTCATAGTTGGCAATTTGGGGTATCCATTGATGCAATAAACGGTTACGACCGTTATGTTGATATTGAGGCGAAAATATTGTTTGTCGGCATTGGCATACGGTTTATATGGATTAAAAGAAAGGTAAAACGATGAAAGCAAAGATTTTATTGTTATCTTTGGCAACGCTTTTGTTGGGGGCGTGTCAAAGCGAGAACGAACCAACGGAGGTATTTAATTTACTTCAAAAATCCGAGAGCATGGAAGAAAGATACGAGCTTGTAACGAATACCACGGCGGCAATGATACAGATAAACGCCCCCCGGTATAATTGTGAGATTGTCGAAATCGCATTAGCCGGGGGCGATAGGGTACGAATTTGCGTAAAAGGCGCAAAGGACGATTTGGACGCATTGTTTGGCTATGTAAACGAAGCGGGCAAAGAATGAGAGTTAAGCAACCCGAACCGTTCGACCCAAACAGAGAGTACAACCCCGGCGAACGTTGCGTTTACCGGGGTATGGTATTGATTGCCGAGATATGGACGGCAGCGGATGCACGATTAGCCAACAACAACCCCGCAATATTTACGCAACGTTGCGTTCGCTGCAAAATCCAAAGGGAAGATTGCCCCGGAATAGGTAGGCAATGCGATAAGTACAACAGAACCGACCGAAAAACGATATTTTGACGGTTGGCATATCCGAAAACAGTAAGAACGAATAAAAAATTAGAGCATGACAGAAAGTAAGTTAAACCCGTTTGATGCGGAATTGTTGGTTATGATTGGCGATATTGCCAAAAGCCAACCGGAGGTCGAGGAAAAACCCGACCGTTACGAAATCACGGTTGACACAACCGAGATACAGGGAAACGCAATTGAAGCACTAAAACAGGCAGTCGCCGGACGATTGGGGAAACGCTTGTTAGTTACCCACACGTTAGACGCCGCCGTTGTTTTCAACGTCGAGTACGACCCGACGGAATACCCGGAACAAATCCGCACCCGGTTAGTTGAGCCGGACGCCACGGCGGGAACCCGATATTGCCGCACGTTGTTAGAAGTTGACGCAATACAGGTACGCCGGGACAATTTGGACGACCTGTTGAGATTTACCGGAGGCGGAACAATGCAGATTCCGAGAACGCCCGGCGGTTTGGCGGTTTATTCATTCCCGACCGAAAACGGCGTAATGTTGGACGTACCGGAGGGAAATTTTATTGTATTGGCACCGGACGGAAAATTTGGCAAAATGGATATGCAAACGTTTATGGCTAATTTTGAAGAAAAAGACGCCAATACCGCCGGATTGAACTTTGACGAAAGCGATTGTTTGAAAAGATGAATAAACTTTTCGGCAGGAACATAGAAAAGAGATTGGGAAAATTAGCCGAGGAATACAACGAATTGTTTGAAGCGTTTGAAAGATATTTAAGCAGGGAAAAAACGCAAAGAGAAATAAACGAAATTAATCCCGGAACGCATGATATTATCGACGAATTGGCGGATGTAAACGTTGTTTTATTCCATATTGCGGCATTATTAGGGTATAGCCAAAAGGAATTGCAGGAAATGGCATATACTAAAATTGCAGGACGTGAGAAAAAACCCGGAATTTATGCGCAAACACCCACACAACAAACCGGAAAGCCCGGTTTGCGGTAATATGCAGCAGGAAACCGCCGAACAATACAAACATTTTGAGAACCGTTTTAACAAAAGACTATGACAAACGAAGAAAAAGAAGAATTAAGAAAAAAAGCGTTGTTCCTTACAAATACGGCGTATCTTTTGGCGGACATGGCACATACATGCGTTTTTTACGCTGATGATAAATTAAACCATTTAGGCAAATGCTTTGAAAAGGGCGAAAAAATGAGATTCAAAAAAGCCGCAAAGTTGACAAAAGAAGCATTTAAAGCCGTCAAGGAAATAACGGAACCATTGTATAATATTACCGACGTTGATAATGCGTGTATTGATAGCGATTATCTTTTGGAAGTTATTCAGTTGGTAATAAACAGAACCGACGAAACCGAGGAAAGCAAAACGGCGATGTTGGAATACATAAAGAAGTTACCACAAATTGAACATATAGAAGTTTAAGCGTATGAAAAAAGATTTTAAACAAGAACTAACCGAACTTATTAATAAGCACAGTTTAGAAAAGGAAATGAGAGATACCCCGGATTTTATTTTGGCACAAGTTTGTATTGATGCAATGGCGGTATTTTCGGAAGCAATCGCCCGCCGTGACGAATGGCACGGATTCAGAAAGGCAGACGAAAAGAGTTCGCAGGATGCAAAACACAATTACCCGGATGATTGCAATATTTGCAAAGACCGTTTTAAATGTGCTGACTTTATGAGAACGCAACCAATTGCAAATCTGATTCAGCGTTTCAAGACGACAACGGACAAAGAGGAAAAAACAGCAATCGCCGGATTGCTAAAACAGATAAACGCCGATGCGTCGGGAAAGCCTCAAAATGATATACCGGAAGAAGTAAAAGAAGTTGCCGGAAAGTTGGCAAAGGCTTTTGGCGCACGTGTTGAGATACACCGTATTGAGATACCGGAAAAGAAACGTAAGTTTAGAAAGAAACCAAGAAAGGAGCAAGGCAATGAAACCCGTTGAATTTCCCGGCGTGAATGTAGTCTTTGCAAAAGACCAACCGGAATACATGCCGTTACCTGCAATGAAAATCCCTAATGACCCGCAGGGGCTTATAATTACCAAATGGCAGTTATCCCCGGAAGAATTGGAGAGAATAAAAGAAACCGGAACAATACATTTGTCAATGCTGACGTTTAACCAACCATTGCAACCCGTATTGTTAACCGTGGATTTACCAACAGAAAAATAATAAAGTCATGGATAAAGAAACATACGTAAAGAGAGTTCAAGAATTGAACCATATAAGACAAAAGGCTTTGGAGTACAACGAAAAGGAAAAAGCCAAAGCGGATGAAAGCTACATAAAAGAAAATTGTCCGTTTAAAATTGGGGATAGAGTGAAACAAGGTGAAGATATTGGCACAATTGAAGAAATAAGAGTTGACAATGACGGAAAGTTTGAATATACCATACGAGAGGAAAAGAAAGACGGCACCCCGTCAAAAATATGCTTTAAAACCTTTTCATGGTATAGAAATAATGTAGAAAAGGCATAATAAACGCCCCGGTATTATAACCGGGGCTTTGCCGTTTAGGTACCGGAATGAAAGAAAGCCAAAATTAGCCCCGTAGGGCGACGAAAATACAAAAGACAATAAAAGTATCAAGTAACAAACAATACCCGCTTAAAACGAAAATTCCCCGAAAATAACAAGCAAAGGGAAAGCGACGTTTGAGAGGAAAGCAAAGTAAAATGTTTTGCTGTTATAAAAAGGTTTGAAAAAATGGAAGCGAGTAAAAGACAAAGGGGCGGACGCCCGAAAATGTGCAAACGAACAAAAGACCAAAGGGAGTTTGATTTGGCTTTTTGTTCAAATCTGTTTTTACGTGGTTACACGTATAGGGAGATTTCGGAAAGACTGAATGAGGAAAACGCCCGGCGTGGCGTCGGTTATACCATAACAAAACAAATGGTATATTGGGATATGCAACAATTGCTAATTGAGTGGAAACGTGAACGTATGGAAAATATAGACGATTACGTTACGCAGGAATTGCGAAAGTTGGATAAAATGGAGGTTGAATTGTGGGAGGCGTGGGAACGTTCAAAGACCGGGAAATTGCGAGAGAAAAACAGACAGAACGCAAAGCCCCGTAAAGTGTTGGAGGATGGCGACAACCCGGAATATTACGGGTATGAGGAAACCACAACGGAAACGTCCGCCGGAAACCCCCGGTTTTTGGATTTGCTTTTGAATGTGCAGCAACGCCGGGCAAAGATGTTGGGATTTGATGCGCCAATAAAAATTGATATACCGGGAATAAAAGAAAGTATAAATGGCGATGCACCGAAATACGATGTATCAGCAATCCCGGACGACCTATTGTTTGCGGTCGCCGATAAATTGCAAACAGCAGAATATAAAAAACAATTAGCAGAAAAAGGAGTAATTGACGATGGTACGAACAACGAAGAATAATATCAAGAAAAAAGATGAACCGAAACCCGTACACACGTGCGGGAATTGTGGTTGGGGTAAATATTATTACGACCATTCAAATTTGGATATGGACGGGAACCCAATTTGTTTAAAATGCCCGTTTGTCGAAAATCGCAGTATAATACGTTCGGAAAAAGCGTGCGACAAATGGAAAATGAAACGATAAATTGGTCGTTTTTTAAGATTTTCGGTTTTTAAGTCAGAAAAAATACGGGGGTAAGACAAAAATATATGGTTTATTTTTAAGAATTAAACAAAATGGATAAAGAACAATTGCTTAAAATGTATGCAGCATTGAAAAACAACCCCGGCGAGATAGTAAAAGCGGCGGCACGCCATAGGCTGATAAACTTTGCCCGGTATATGCAACCGGATTTGGTATTGGAACCGTTTCATGTTGTATATTATACCCTGTTGGATATGTTTGCGCATGGCAAAATACGAAAGATGATTGTACAACAGCCGCCGCAACATGGCAAATCGGAGGGGTCAAGCCGCAAATTACCCGCATTTATGT